ATGAAAAAGTTGAAAAGGCCAAGAGCCTATACCTGGAAGGACATAAACTCATCGAGATATCGAAGTTACTTGATATCCCCGAAGGAACAATACGCAGTTGGAAGAATCGACAGAAGTGGGATTCGACCGTTGCAACGGAAAAGAAAAGCGTTGCAACGAAACGAGGCGCGCCTATGGGTAACAAAAACGGAAAGGGCGGGCCCGTCGGAAACAAAAAAGCTGAGAAGTATGGCTTTCTCTCAAAGTATCTCCCAGGTGAAACCCTGGAGATCTTTAACTCTATAGAAAACGCCAGTCCTTTGGATCTTCTATGGCACACGATCAAGATGCAGTACACGGCGTTTATAAGAGCGCAGAGCCTTATGTATGTTAAAGACCAGCAGGACTCCACCACTACGCGAATAGAAGAGAAGAACGGCAATGTGTGGGGTGAGAAGTGGGAAGTGCAGCAGGCATGGGATAAACATGCGAACTTCATGAAAGCACAGTCCACAGCCTTATCCGCATTGACCTCGTCAATCAATAGGTATGAGGACATGCTCAACAGATTACCTATGGCCACAGAAGAGCAGCGTCTACGTATAGAGCTGCTGAAGGTAGACATCGATAACAAGCGGGGCAATGAAGAAGAGCTGTCTAAGCTTGATAAGATGCTGGAGGCGATGACTGATGAAGCTAAGCGATAAGCAGAAAGACTTCTGGATAAACGCCAATCAGCGCTGGAACATCAAATCCGGTGCGACAAGATCAGGAAAGACTTATTTAGATTATTTCAGAATAGCGAAGAAGATCCGAGCCACAAAAGGCTTGGGTCTTATTGTTTTACTTGGAAACACCAAAGGAACCCTGGAAAGAAACATCCTGGATCCCATGAGAGAGATCTACGGTCCTGGACTCGTAGGAACGATAGGATCTAATAACACTGTCAGACTCTTTGGAAAGAAAGTATACGCCCTGGGTGCTGACAAAAAGAACCAGGTAGCCAGAATACAGGGTGCCGCCATTGAGTACTGCTACGGTGATGAGATCACCACCTGGGCAGAAGACGTCTTCACAATGCTTAAATCTCGTCTCTCTACCTGGAACAGCTGCTTCGATGGAACGTGTAACCCTGCAGAGCCAGGGCACTGGTTTAAAAAGTTCCTTGACTCAGGCGCTGATATTTATCATCAGCATTACACAATCTTTGATAACCCCTTCCTGGATCCAGAGTTTGTAAAGAACTTGTGTAAAGAGTATGCAGGAACGGTCTACTACAACAGATTTATCCTGGGGCAATGGACAAGAGCTGAGGGTGCTATATACAAGCAGTTTGCTGGTAAGCCTGATCAATACCTTATCAGTGTCGAAGATGCTGTTAAAAGGCGTTACAGATACATTAACGTGGGTATCGATTTCGGTGGCAATAAATCAAAGCATGCTTTCGTAGCTGGAGGCATCCCGGTCAATTACTCAGAATATACAGCCCTCATGGCGGAGCGAAAAGAACCAGAGGATCCTTTGACACTTGAAAAGCAGGTAGTTGATTTTGTCAATCGTGTCATAGAAACCTTTGGTCATGTCGATTATGTCTATTGCGACTCAGCAGAAAAAGTCCTTATCCGGGGTGTTATGAAAGCCCTGGAAAAGGCACAACTCGGATACATTTCAGTTAGAGATGCGCGTAAGGCTGAGGTCAATGACCGTATACGCTGCGCCACACGTCTGCACGGACGTAACAGATTTTGGTATACCGAATTAGCTATGCCAGTTAAAGAAGCCCTGGAACACGCAGTATGGGATGAGAGCAAGCAGTCAGACAAAAGACTGGATGACGGCTCCAGTGACATAGATACTTTAGATGCCATGGAATACACATTCGAGCGCGATATGAAGCGCTTGATTGCATAGAGGTGTAAGGATGAAGGTTAATATTTTAGGATCTAAATGGAAAATAAAATACGAGTTCGAAGGAAATGACAGTACTTTAGAAGGTTCTGACGGTTATTGTGACAGTTCGATTAAAACGATAGTAATCCGAAAAATAGAAAAGGATCAATATTCGCTAAAAGACTTAAACGAGTACAAGAAAAAAGTTACTAGGCATGAAATCGCCCATGCTTTTTTATATGAGTCAGGGCTAGCAGAAAATGCCCACTCGTCTCATCTATCCTGGGCGACGAACGAAGAAATGGTTGACTGGATAGCAATACAGGGGCCTAAAATATACAAAGCCTGGCAAGAAGCAGAGGCATTGTAGGAGGTGAGAATATGTTTCAAAAGTTATTAGAACTATTAAGGCAGGTGATCAGTAAGATGTTTCCAAAAGCAAATATGAGCGAGGCGCTGCAGATTGATATCCCGGTATCCGATGAGATGTCCGAGGCAATCGATCTATGGCATCAGATATACACGAATAAAGCCCCCTGGGTAGACTTTGAAAAGGTTAAGAGCCTGAATCTTGGTGCTTCTATTGCCGCTGAGCTTGCGAGGCTGACGACGATAGAGATGTCGAGCCAGATCACCTCTGCGCAGACAAAGGATTCTGAGGGCACCTCAGAGGCATCAGTAGATATGTTCTCCGACATCAATGAGGACTATCAGCTGCAGGTAATCGATAAGCTTAGAGTCCAGGTAACGTATGCGGCTGCTAAAGGCGGCATGATGTTCAAACCTTATCTTGACGGCAATCATATCGTAGTCGATTTCGCTCAGGCGGATCAGTTCTTCCCCATTTCCTTTTCATCCACTGGCGACATCACGGGATGTATCTTTACAGAGAGAAAGTTCATCGGCGATAAAGTCTTTACACGACTTGAGCTGCATAACCTCAAAGATAATCTTTACACCATAACCAATAAGGCATATGTGGCAAAGAAAGAAGAGGAAAAACTAGGCGCTGAGGTGCCTTTAGGTGCTGTTGAAGAATGGAAGGACCTGGCTGAAGAAGCTACGATCCGATTCAAAGAAGCTGCTTATCCCCTATTCGCTTATTTCAAGATGCCAAAAGCCAACACCATAGACACGTCAAGTCCTCTAGGTGTTTCCGTGTTTGCGGATGCTGTGGATATGATGAAAGAAGCGGACAGGCAGTATTCAAGGACCTTGTGGGAATACGAGGCCGGAGAAATGGCCATAGAAGCAGGTCTTGATATGTTTAAAAGCGGTGAAACCTCTCTCCCTGAAACAAGCGATAGACTCTTCAGGCGCTTTGACACTGACATCCAGGACGGTAAGCCGTTCTATGAAGTCTTTAATCCGGATCTGAGAGACGACAGCCTCTGGAAAGGATTGAACAAGATCCTGCAGAGAATTGAGTTTCAATGTGGGCTGGCCTACGGAACAATATCCGATGTCCAGGAAGTGGAAAAGACTGCAGAAGAGATCAAATCTTCGAAGCAGCGGTCCTATTCTACTGTTGCAGATATTCAAAAGAGTCTTCAGGCTGCACTTGAACAGCTGACCTATGCCATGATGGCTTGGAAGTCCATCGAAAAAGCAAATGGCGTTGCAGGAATCAAAGAAGTACTGATACCCGATAACTTCGAAGTCAGCTTCGAGTGGGACGACAGTTTGATTGTTGACTCTAAATCAGAGCAGGCGATCATGATGTCAGAGGTGGCTGCAGGACTGATCACACCAGAATACTACCTCAAAAAGAGGTACGGTATGACTGCTGAGCAGATAAAAGATATCCTCCCCGGCATGGATCAGAGCGAACTCCCTGATGACAAACTAGAGTAACGGAGGTAAGAGTGCATGTTGACACCAGATTATCTCCAGGACTTACCCCTTAACCTACTGATCATTTTCGAGCGTATGGAGGACGAGGTCATCGCAGACATCTCCAGACGTATCGCTAAAGGCGTATATCTCACAGAAACCGCAGACTATCAGTTCCGGATTATGGCTGAAATGGGCTACAATCTGGACGAGGTCAAGAAGAAAGTCGCAGAGAGCTTAAACATGGCAGTCTCAGAGGTGGATAAGATCATCCAGGACAGCGCAGAACTGAGCTATCAGAATGACCTTGACTTCTATAAGCTGGGCGGTAAAGCCCTCCCCCCTTTAGCTGAGAATATCGCCATGATCCAGGTGATTGAAGCCTTTAAAAAGCAGACTATGGATTATCTGGACAATCTTTCAGGTACATTCGGATTCATCGATTCAGGCAGCTTTAAAGTGGCTGAATCCTTCTATCGCGATGTGCTTAATCGGGCAGTGATCCAGGTATCCTCCGGTGCTTACTCCTACGATGATGCAATCAGACAGGCTGTAAGAGGCATGGGTGATAAAGGCATCAGAACCATTGAATACTCCTCCGGAAAGAGCTTCACGATCGAGCATGTCTCCAGGATGTGCACCCTCACGGGAGTCAATCAGATCACTGGAATCATGAGCATGATGAATGCGGATGATATGGACCAGGACATCATGGAGATCACAGCGCATGCAGCCGCAAGACCTACCCATGCCACATGGCAGGGAGATCTTGTATCAAGGTCCGGTCAGATCGGTTACTTAACACTATCTGATATCGGCCACGGTGATGTGCAGGGCTTCATGGGTGCGAACTGCAGACATAACTGGTACCCTTTCTTCCCTGGTATCAGTACCAGGAACTGGACCAAAGAGAAGCTTGCGGATATCGACGTGGCGCCATTTACTTATGACGGAAAAGAATACAATGCCTACGATGCTTCGCAGCGTATGAGACAGCTTGAGAGAAACATGAGAAAGACAAAGAAAGGCATGATCGCCTTCCAGGCTGCTGGACTGGATAAAGACTTCCAGGCTGCAGCGGTAAGGCTGAGACGTGAAAAGGACTTATACAAAGACTTTACAAGGACCGGGGGCCTACGAGAGCAGAACGTGAGGCATCAGACATATGATTTCGGTAGATCCATCGCTCAAAAGGGCGTATGGGCAAACAGAAAAGCAACATAGTACATCTTGACCTGGATAAGTCGATT